AGAGCAGGGGGGTGGAGTTCCCGCAGCCGGAGGCAGCGCCACCGAAGCCGGACTGGTAGCCGCTCGCCTGGCCGAGGTGTCGCAGCAGTTCCCCGACCTGACCGTGCAGATGGATGGCATGGATCAGCCCATGCGGCTGTCCGAGTTCCTGGAGCAGGTGCAGCGCGAGGCCATGGAGGGCACCGACTTCGACATCGGCGGCAACGACGCGCCGCTCATGCAGGTGGCGGCCACGTGTTTCCTGCTGAATGGGGCGTGATCAGCCGCCCGTGATCGCCCGCCAGATGGTCGGGAAACCATGCTCGGAAATGGCCATGATGACCCCGAACCCGCCAAAGATGAGGGTCATGCCGCCCATGATTTTGGCCCAGGCGCCCCAGGCGTACAGCGCGTGACGCCAGGACATGGTCATGCCCCAGATCATCAAGGGGATGACCATGGACAGGGCAGCGATGGCCGCAATGGTTTTCAGGGCGGTGTAGAGGTTTTCCACGAGCCGGAGCGTACACGATGAATCCGAAATGCCGCCAGCAGATCAGCGCCGCCCGGGTGGCAGCAGGCGGGAAGGCGCTCACGGATGCCCAGGCACGCGCGATCGACGACCGCATGCAGGCGACCATGCGCCGCCTGGCCCGCCAGGATCAGAACTGGCAGACCTATCCGGCCGACCAGCGCATCCTGCTGGCAGCCCAGCAAGCCGCCCAGGACATCGCCGACGAGGCCGCGCGCAAGGTGGCCAACGCCCAGCGCCAGGCCCTCAAGACCGCAGAAACCGAGCAGCGCGTGCAGGCCTACATGCAGCGCCAGGGCAGCGGCCGCACCAAGTCCCTTGTCGAGGACATGAGCCTGACCAATGCCTACGTCGAGGGCATCAAGCGCGACAGCGCGCGGCAGCTCATGGACTTGATCGACGCGGCCGACAACCAGCAGGGCGCCAGCGTGGTGCGCCGCCTGGGCATGGCGCTGTTCGACGTGCAGAACCCCATCATGACCCGCGACCTGGCGCTCGAAGTCTTCGCCCAGGGCAAGGCCGGCACCGGCAACGCTGCGGCCAAGGCAGGCGCCGAGGCGTGGCTCAAGGTCACGGACGCCATGCGCCAGCGCTTCAACGCTGCAGGCGGCGACGTGGGCCGGCTCGACTACGGCTACCTGCCTCAGGCGCACGACCAAGCCCGGGTGCGAATGGCTGGCGCTGCTGATTGGGTGGCATCGCAGAAAGACCTCGCAGGCAAGGCAGCGGCGGCGGCTGGCTCAATCGTCAAAGATCCCCCAGCAGAGTTTTCTCGCGATCACTGGGCGAAGTCTGTGCTGCCCCTGCTCGACCGCACCCGCTACGTGGACGACGCAGGCGCCAAGCTGGGCGACGCCGAGGTGCTGGGCATCCTGCGCAACGCCTGGGAGACGATCAGCACGGACGGCGCCAACAAGTCCGCCCCGGGCGCAGCGCGGGGGACCGGTGCACGCGCCAATCGTGGCATCCAGTCGCGCGAGATCCATTTCAAGGACGGGCAGGCCTACCTGCAGTACCTGAGCGACTTCGGCACCGGCAGCATGTACGACGCCATGATGGGCCACCTGGGCGGCCTGTCGCGCGACATCGGGCTGGTCGAGCGGTACGGCCCCAACCCCGAATCCCAAATGCGCCTGCAGATGGATCTGGCCGACCGGGCGGATGGTGGCCCCAAGCGCGTGTTCGGCAACAAGGCGCCGGCCTACTGGCGCGTGCTCAATGGCAGCAGCGGGGCGGCCGAGTCTGCCCGGGTGGCCGCCATCGGTATGCACACCCGCAACATCGAGACGTTCGGCAAGCTGCAGGGGGCGGTGCTGTCGTCCGTCACCGACCTAGGCACCTATTTCGTCTCGACCGGCTACAACAAGCTGTCCTACTGGGATGCGATCAAGAACCTGGGCGCGGCGACCACTGCCGACACCAAGGCCTTCATGAACGCGCACGGCATGATGGCTGAGTCGATGATCTCCGACTTGTCACGCTGGACGGGCGAGAACATCGCGCAGACCTGGTCCGGGCGCCTGACCAACGCCACCATGCGCCTGTCGCTCATGAACGCATGGACCGACACCCTGCGCCGGGCGTTCTCGCTGACCATGATGGAAGGCATGGGCCGCCTGCGCTCGACCGACTGGGGCAACCTGACCGAGTACGACCGCTGGCGCATGGAATCCAAGGGCCTGACCGAGGCCGACTGGCAGGTGATCCAGCAAGCCGAACCGGTGGCCCACCGTGGTGCCCAGCACATCACCCCCGATGCCATCTATGCCACGGGCGACCCGCGCGCTGGCGAGGTGGTGGCCAAGTACCTGGGGCTCATCACCGACGAGTCCGAGGTGGCCGTGCTCAATCCTGACCTGGCCACGCGGGCGATCACGACGGCAGGAGGAACCACTCGCGGGACCATCCCTGGCGAGCTGTTCCGCAGCGTGATGCAGTTCAAGTCATTCCCGATTGCCATGATTTCGCGACACTGGCGCCGCATGCTGGAAACCCCCCAGGGCCTGGAGGGAGCGCCGAGGACCGCCAACCGCCTGGCCTACGCCGGGGCGCTCTTGGTCAGCCTGACCGCCTTGGGCGCCATCGCCTACCAGACCAAGCAGCTTGTCGCCGGCAAGGACCCTGTGGACATGAACCCAGGGGATGAGCGCGGGCGCAAGTTCTGGAAGCAGGCGCTTTTGCAGGGCGGCGGGCTTGGCTTCGTGGGCGACATCCTGCTCGGCGACACCACCCAAGACCGCAGCCCCCTGGACAGCTTCGGCCGTTTGGTGCTGGGCCCATCCTTCGGCAGCGCGGCCGACCTTTACGAACTCACCAAGGGCAACTTGGACGAGTACCAGGCCGGCAAGGACACTCACATCGGCGCGGAGGGTGTCCGCTTTGCCCGTGGCCACCTCCCGCTCGTGAACCTCTGGTACGCCAAGGCCGCGCTCGACCACATGGGCCTCTACGCCCTGCAGGAGAACCTGAGCCCCGGCTACCTCGGCCGCATCCAAGGCAAGGCGCGCAAGGACTGGGGGCAGGACTACTGGCTCGACCCCGACAGCGGCGACATGCGCGCGCCCGACCTGTCCGCCATCGCAGGAGACTGACATGCGCCCCGACCAAATCCAGCGGCTCAAAGACCTGAGCGAATCCCTGGCCGACGTGTTCATCGTCGAGGCCGATCCGACCAACTGGAGCGGCGACGGGAGGCTGCCGCGCGACATGAGCCAGGAGGAACGCGGCAATCGACACTGGGACCGCAAGGGTGCCCTGGGCACGGGTGCGGTGCTGTCGCACACCCTCAACGTCATCAAGCACTACAAGGACCGCAAGCCTGCAGCCGGCGCCGAGGAAGAAACCGAGGGCGATCTCGATAAGGCCATCGGAGACGCCGAGCGCCGAGCACAGGCTGCGCTTGACCGCGTCATGAACAAGGCAAAGGGCAAGGATGAGTTCCAGCGGCGCGCCCTCGGCAAAGCGTAAGGCATCGTTCCTGGCCTTCTTCCTGGTGTGGGCCGAGTTCAAGGGCTGGGCGGTTCCCGACATCCACATCCGGGCGTGCCATTGGCTTGAGCACCGGGGCGACCTGGCCGTGCTGCGGTGCTTCCGCGGCTTCGGCAAGTCCACCATCCTGGCCTGCTACAACGCTTGGCGCTACTGGGACGACCCAACCTATCGCATCCTGCACCAGGGCGACCAGGACAAGACCGCCTACAAGACCAGCCGCGACACGAAATCGGTGCTCGCCCGCCACCCGTGGACAGCGGATTGGTTCGCCAACGGCAACAAGGGGGAGGCCGCTTTCTGGTGGTGCCCCGGCGCCGACGACGAGCGCAATCCGTCCATGCAGGCGGCCGGCATCCTGAGCAACATCACGTCCTCCCGCTGCGACGAGGCGCAGAACGACGACGTGGAGGTGCCCAAGAACATCACAAACCCTGAGTCACGCGAGAAGATGCGCGCCCGCCTGGGCGAGCAAATTCACATCATGGTGCCCGGTGCGCGGCGCCTGTTCATCGGCACCCCGCACACACATGACTCCATCTACGACGAGCAGGAGAAACTGGGCGCCGACTGCCTGACCATCAAGATGTTTGACCGTGAGCACCGCATCGAGCTGGCCAACAAGAAGTCATACCCGGTCCCGTTCGCGCCTGCGCTGGTCTTCTTCGGCATCGGCGAAACCTGCCGCGTGCTGGTCGAAGGGGTGGACTACACCATGCAGGAAGGCCGGATGGTCTTCGCCTTGCCTCCTGGTGGGCTGGTCGATCTCTACGACGGCAGCGCCTGGCCTGAGCGGTTCACCACCGACGAGATGATCAAGCGGCGCAGGGCATGCCGCACGGTCAACGAGTGGGACAGCCAGTACCAGCTGCACTCCAAGCCGGTCGGAGAGACGCGCCTCGACCCCGACCGCCTCAAGGCCTACGACGTGGAGCCCACCATCCGCACGCACAACGGGCAGCCGGTCATGTACCTGGGCAAGGCTCGGATCGTCTCGGCCACCGCACATTGGGATCCGGCCGGCAACAAGCTCAACAGCGACACCAGTTCTTTCAGCGTGATGTTTCAAGACGAAACCGGCCGCCCGTACTGGCACCGCGCTGCAGCTCTGACGGGCGAGGTGGCCGATCTTGACGACAATGGGAAAATCATCGGCGGTCAGGTTTGGCAGGTATGCGACCTGGTTGAGGCGCTAAGTCTTCCTCGTGTAACCGTCGAGACAAACGGCGTTGGAACGCATGTGCCGGGTTTGCTGCGCGCCGCTCTCAAAGCAAGGCGCATCCGCTGCGGGGTAACCGAACAGCACACCACATCGAACAAAAATAGAAAGATCTTGGGCGCATTTGACGCGCCCCTATCGTCTGGTTACCTGTGGGCGCACACAAGCGTAATCGAAGCCGTCGAGGAGCCCATGCGCAGTTGGAACCCTGAGGCCACCAAGCAACCAGACGATCATCTCGATTCCGGCGCCGAGTGCCTCATCCAGCAGCCTGAGCGCATCGGGCGCGGGCCGAAGGTCGGGAACGCTGACCCGCACGAGCGCGACGATTGGCGTCCATCAGCGGGCACTTTCGAGATCGAGGTCGATCAGGTGGTGTGACCAGGCCCGCTCAGGAGCGAGCCCATGCCGATCGGCGTACAGACACCCATCACGAGCCACACCGGAAACGGCACCGCGACGGTGTTCGCCTACGAGTTCGCCATCCTCTCGGCTGACGACATCAAGGTCAAGGTGGACGGCTCCATCGTCACCACAGGTTTCACGGTGGCCGGCATTGGCGACCGCGATGGCGGCACCGTGACGTTCTCGGTGGCGCCGGGCTCTGGCATCGAGGTGCTGCTTTACCGCGAAGTCTCGCGCGAGCGTGCCACGGACTACCAATACGCAGGCGATCTGCGCGAGGACGTGCTCGACGACGACCTCGACCGGATCGTGATGGCGCTCCAAGAGGACGCCGAGTTGATCGCTCGCGGCATCCGCGTGCCGGTCGGTGAGTCGCTTTCTGAGTTGCCTGCAGCGGCCTCGCGCGTGGACAAAGTGCTGACCTTCGGAGCGGGTGGTGCCATCGCCCTGGTGGATGTCGCGGCGTTTGCTGGCGGGGGCGTGGTTGAGCTGGTTCCGGCTGATGGCTCCATCACCCTGGCCAAGCTGGCGACGGCTGTGCAGTCCCTCATCAACGGCGCCCTGCAGAAGTCGGGCGGGACGATGACGGGCGCAATTGTGCTCTCAGGCAACGCGGCCAATGCGCTGGAGGCGGTGCCCAAGCAGCAGGCCGAGAGCCTGATTGCAGCGGCTGTCGGCACGCGCCTGCAGTTCAGCCTTTCGGCCATCCAGGCCACCACCAGCGGCACGGCCATCGATTTCACGGGGATTCCTGCGGGGGCCAAGCGCATCACCGTGATGCTGTCTGGTGTCAGCGGCTCGGCGACCGGTTCGGTCAAGATCCGCGCCCTGGTTGGTGGCTCCGAGGTTTCGAGCGGGTACACAGGAACGTTTTTCTTCTACGGCTCGGGCTCAAGCGCCGACACGGTTTCCGACGCCTTCTGCCGCTACGACTTTTCCAACGGCTCGACGAACATCCACGGCGCCACGGTTCTCACCTTCATGGGCTCGAACACCTGGACGTGTAACGGGGCAGTTGCTCGCCACGGTGGGACTGCTGAATTTCAGCAGCACGCTGGCAGCACGGTGCTGGCTGGCGACATCACGGGCATCCGCCTGCTTTGCTCGGGCGGCACGTTTGACGGCGGCTCTGCGTCCATTCTTGTGGAGTACTGACCGATGAACCGGATCGAACTCAACATCAAAACCGGCCAGCGCCGCGAGATTCAGGTGTCGGCCTACCTGGTCGATGGCGTGTGGACCCTCATCGACGAAGGCCAGCCGGTGCCAGCCGGCGCCGTGCTTGCGTCAACCGTTCCGCTGCCCGAGGTTGTAGACCAGCCTCCAAAGATCACCGAAGCCCAAGCGGCCAAGCTGATCGCCTTCCTTAAAGCCAACCCGGACATTGTCGAAGCGGCTCAACTGTGACCACAACCATCATGGACAGGCAAATGGAACTCGGAACGGCAGCCGCAAGCGCGGCAGGTGTGGCGGCAGCGAAAGGGGCAAGCAGCGCAGCGCTCGGCGGCGCGGTTGTCGGCGGCCTGACGCTCTCGGCCCTGGTGGTCATGCTGCTCAAGCAGCCGCGCACATCACGCGAGTGGGCTGTTGCGCTGATCTCGACGCTGGTCTGCTCCCTGAGCCTCGGCGGATGGCTGGTCATCTACCTGGGGTTCAACACACACGCGGCATCGGCTGATCCGGTGGTGGCTTGGTTCGGCCTGCTGGAGATCGGCGGGACCATCTTTGCGGCTGGCTTGCCTGGGTGGGTGCTGGTGCGGATCGCGTTCAACACCATGGCCAAGTACCAAGACAAGAGCGCCGATGACGTTTACAGGGGCGCGAAGGAGTTGCTGCCGTGACCGACGAGCGCCTGACTGCCGACTTCCACCTTTCGGAGTTCCTGCGCAGTCAGACGGCAGAGCGGCGCGGCCTGAACAACGAACCGGATGCGCTGGCCATGGCCAACCTGCGCAACTTCCTGGCGCCTGGAATGCAGGACGTTCGCGACCTCATCAATGCGCCAATCCACATCTCGAGCGGCTACCGATCCCCCATGGTCAATGCCGCCATCGGCGGCGCGTCGCGTAGCCAGCACATGAGCGGTCTTGCCTGCGACTTCACCGCGCCGTTCTTCGGCACGCCCAAGGACATCGCCCGCGCCATTGCTGCGTCCAAGATCAAGTTCGACCAGCTCATCATGGAGGGCGGCTGGGTGCACATCAGCTTTGCCCCGTCTCCCCGCCGCGAAGTCTTGACGGCCAGCTTCACAAACGGCGTGGCCCGCTACCGCGCGGGGCTGGTGTGACCAAGTTCCTGGCCATCTTTGACCTGGTGCCCGGCTGGTGCTGGGCCATCGCCGTGGCCGTGCTCCTGGCCATGTGCGGTGCGCTGGAGGTGTCGCGCCTGTCGGCCAAGGCTGACGCCAGCCGGGCTCGGGCGGATCTGCTGGCGGTGCAGCTGGCCAGCGCGCACGCCATCAGCCTGGAGCAGGAGCGCGCGCGCAAGGAAGAAAGGCGGCTGTCCGCCGTGGTGTTGGAGGTGCAGGATGATCTCGCTAAGGAAAGGGCCGGTGCAGCTGGCCGTGTTGCTGACCTGTCTGAGCGGGTGCGCAAGCTCTCCCGCCCCGTGTCTTGTCGCCCCGCTGCCCGTGGAGCGCCAGCCGCTGCCGGCGCAGGTCATGAACAGCCCGATCCCGGACTACCCGGCCTGGCTGGAGCGGATCTTGTCGTCCTCGATGGACAGGCTCTGGGTGATCTCGCCACCTTCGCCGAGTCAGCCGCCGACACCGGCCGCACGCTGACCCAAGCGCGGCGCCTGCTGCGCGAATGCTGGCAGGGCGAGAAATGAGGCCACCTGGCCCGCGCCGCAGACGGATCGAAGAACGCGAGCCCGCGGCATTCCCGCACCAAACCCAGCAAGAGATTGAAGTCGAAGCCCTGGCGGTGCGCTTCGGCTTGGCGTACCTGAGCGCTGAAGGCCTTGCCAAGTTGACCAGGCTGCTGGCCTGGGTTCTGGCAAACCAGCCGGCGCCGCCCGACCTCATCAAGCCGCCGCCTGAGCGGGTGGGGTAATCCTTCTAACGCCCCCGCCAGAACCCCGATGGAATGGGCCGGCAGTTGGCGCCATCAGGTTAGACGAATCGCCACAGGATGCCGATGGCTGCAGCGTACTTTCTCTGCTTTGGGAGCAGAGGGTCGTGAGTTCGAATCCCACCGCCCCGACCAATTTCTCCTAGGAAACGCGCCCATCGTGCTGGCCACGGTCGGGCTCGTTCTTCTAACGGATCGCCTTTCTTCTAACGGACTGCCGCCACCTTGCGCGCCTTCTTGCGCCGGATGTAGGCCGCCGTCTGGGCTTCGGTGGTGTGGTCGAGCAGGTGGTTTGCCGCCTGGATGCCGTCGCTGTCGTCCTTGTCCGTGGCCGCCTTGGCGCGCAGATCGCGGATCATCGTGGGCGGCACCTTGCCCGTCTTCATCGCGCGCTTCATGGCCTTCTGCCAGGCGTTCGAATAGGCCTCGTAGTTCATGGGCGTGCCGTCCACCTTGGTGATGAGACGCGGCGTTTCGACCGTGCGCGGGCGCTTCTTGGTGCGCTGGGCCTCCTTGATGGCAAGCAGCCGCTCCACCACCGCGCGCAGCCTGGGGGTCCATTCGACGATCACCGGCCGACTGCTGCCACCGGTCTTGTCGCGGCGCAGCATCAGGCCCTCGGGGCACACATGCGGCTCGTCGGGCTCGGCTGGGTCAGCCTGCTCCAGGATGCGCACCACCACGCCCACGTCGGCACCGGTCAGGTACAGCAGTTCGGTGATGCAGCAGAACACCACGCCGGACGGGTTGCGCCGGCCGTCATCGCCATAGAGCCCAGCCATCTTGATGCGGCGCAGGTGCGAGTCGGTGATGTAGCGTTTGCGCGGCCGGTAGCCCTTTGTCGGGATCGCATCGACGGGGTTGGAGCCGGCCGGGCGCAGGCCCCAGAGTTCGCAGTAGCGAAAGATGGACCGAAGCTGCGAGCGGTAGGCGTCGTAGGTGCGCGCCTGGTGGTCGAACTGCTGGAGGAAGGCGTAGCAGTCCGGCGTCTCGACGTCACGCGGGGCGAATTCCTGGAAGGCTGCAGCGATGTCGTTGGCGCGGCGCTGCTCGTCGATCTGGGTCTTGTCGGCGTGCTTGGCCATGACCTCGGCGCTCCACTTGGTCACAGCGGCCGGCATCGTCTCCGGGTTTGCGATGGTGGCCAGGCGCTCGGACAGGGCGCGATACAGCGCGGGCAGGCCTTCGCTCACCTTGGTCAGGCCGTGCCAGATGCGTTTGCTGCCCTGGGCTTCGACGTAGTAGTACCGGGAGCCCTTGATCTGGGTTCCCTTGACGGGGCCTTTTGGCATGGGTCACGCTGTGCGAAGGATGGGCCGGACCGTGGGCCGCTTGCGTTCGGTTTCGCCGCGACACACGGCCTCGTAGTGGGCGCGTTCGAGCACCAGGCCATGGCGCCCGATGTAGGCGCGCACGAACCCGCGTCGGTGGAGTTCGGTAAGCTGCCTGCTCGGCTGTTCGTAGCCGGTCAGGGCTTTGAGCTCGTCGCGAGACAGGACAACGTTGCTCATCACTTCTCCTTGCGCTCGGCCTGGGTGGCGGCTGCTACCGAGGAATCCTCGGTAGTTGATTGGCCGATGTGCTTTCCGTAGGCGAATCCGAGTCGATAGGCCAGAAACAGCTCATTGACATGACCGTCTTGGTAGATCACGCCCTTGGCCCACATTTCCTTGGGCTCCTTGTCAAGGCGGCGATGCTTGAATTGGCGCTCGAACACGCTCATCAAGTCGTAGTGCTCTCGGCTGAACAGCATCACTCCCCCTCCCCCGCCATAGCAGCGGCGGAGCTTGTTGGCATGCCGATGGTCGCCAGTGCCCGCAGGCTGCTCGCTCGCAACTTCTTCAAGAACGCGATGTCATCAGGTGTCCTTGGCACT